TTTGCCTCGGCTGGACTGCTACACGCGGATAGAGTAGAATTATCTACGCACCGGAATCTTGCAGACAAGATAACCGAGGTGTGGAATGAAATCCGCACAACCGAAACTAACTAAGGAGAAATGCCAAATGGCTATTCAACAAACTGCCCCAGATGCCAATGCGTATGTGGCTGATGAATCAATCGATGAGCGTCCTGCTCAATCAACTACCAAATCCTCTTCTGATGATGTTGTTTTATCAGGATGGGATGCTGCTGAAAAACTAACTACTGCTATGGGAGATTTTCCTGTAGAGACACGTTTGATTGAAAACGAATTTCAAGTTTTCAAGTTCTTGGACCAAGACGGTCCCTTTGCTATCTATAAGCAACACTTCCTTAATCAAAAGACTTCAGGAAAACGTTCATACGTTTCTCTTGGAGCCAACGACCCATTGTGTGTAAAGCTTGGAAGTAAACCAGAAAACAAGAGAGCGTTCTCTGTTGTTAATTTTAGTGCTGAAGAAGGACCTCAGCGTCAAATGTTAATTGCAGGTTCTCGTTTGTATCAAGCTCTACATGCTGCTCACTTCTCACCTCAAGGACCTCTTACAAAAGGTTACTGGGCGATTTCTCGCACAGGAAAGATGGCTGCAACTGTTTACACCATCACCCCTATTAAAGAGCGTGACTTGGAAGAAGACTGGAAGATTAATCCAGAGACTGCTGCTGCGGTTGTTGAAAACACACAACCTTACACTGCTGATGCAATTCGTAAACCAACTTGGGAAGAGTTGGACGAAATTGCTAATTCACTTCTCTAAAAACTAAATCACTTTAACACTTAATAGCAGGGTAGGACGTGCCCTATCCTGCTATTAAAAAAGGAACCCACAATATGAACATTATTACCACTACAGAAGCTTTATCAGAAATGGTTAGTCACTATCTAACTCAAGATGCTTTTGCTTTTGACGTGGAGACTGTGGGACCACAAAGAGGTCTAACTCCAGTAAACGAGGTTCTTTGGATTACTTTTGCAACGCATGGTCGTTGTGACGTAATTCCTATGGGACATCCAAACGGAGAGTTTATAGAAGAAGTATTTCCTCTCACGGGACAAGGAGAGATTAGGAAACAGGAAGGTTTGGCGCTACGGCTTAGCGACTATTCAAGAGATAGTAAGAAGGCCACTAAAATATTTGGACCCGCGCCAGACCAACTGTTTCCTAACGAAGTGTTTTCTGCTTTAGAACCCTTGTTGTTTGACGATAGTAAATTGACTATAGGTCACAATTTAATTTTTGATTTAACTTCTATTGCTAAATATTACAAAGGACGAATTCCAGAAGCGCCTTACTTTGATACGATGGTTGCTTCTTTTATTGTAGACAACCGTAATAAAAATAAATGTGGATTGGATGATTGTTTAAAACGTGAGTTTAACTATGAGATGGTTAAAGGTGTAGGAAAAGAAGTAGAAAAGTATTCTTTTGAAGAAGTTGCTAAGTACGCTTATTTAGACGCTAAGTACACATTTTTACTTTGGAAAACTTTACAGCCAAGGTTAGAGGCTGCTGATTTAACTAAAGTGTTTTCTTTAGAGATGGATGTTCTTAGAGTTCTTTGTGATATGAAGCTGACAGGTGCTGTAATTGATGTAGAGGCTTTGTCTTCTTTGCATGCGTCTTTAGAAGCAGATTTAGAACAAACTAAGGCTTCTATATGGAAAGCCGCATCCCGTGAGTTTAATATTAACTCTAATCAAGAAAAACAACACATTTTGTATGGCCCTAAAAACGAGGGTGGTCGAGGTTTAAAGCCTAAGGTTCTTACACTAAAAGGAGAAGAAGCAGCTAAAGCTGGCAAAGAGTTGTCTATCGAGCATTACTCTGTATCAGCAGAGGCTTTAGAACCTTATAGAGACAAAGACACATTAGTAACGTTATTACTAGAGTATTCTGATTTAAACAAGCTTTTGACTACTTATGTAACCCCGTACTTGGGTGGCGATGTAGTACGTACGGTTTCAGGAAAATCTAAAATAGAACATAAAGAAAGTCTTTTAATAAACGGAAAGCTCCATTGTGATTTTATTCAACACGGAGCAGAGACAGGCCGTTTCTCCAGCAGAAACCCTAATCTACAAAATGTTCCAGCCCCCCACACACCAAATGGAAAAGCTATTAGAAACCTGTTTGTTGCCCCAGAAGGACACTCTCTAGTAGTTGCTGATTATTCTCAGATTGAACCTAGAGTTATTGCTTCGTTTAGTGAAGACCCAATTATGATGAAAAACTACCTAGAGGGTGGAGACATCTACACAACCGTTGGTGACACTATGGGGGTAGATAGAAAAGCAGGTAAGGTTTTAGTTCTTTCTATGGCCTATGGAGTAGGTCCTGACAAGATTGCTAAGTCTATCGGGTGTTCTGTAGCAGCAGCAAGGGATTTGCTTAACAAATTTGCTGAGAGGTTTAAGACTGTGGCAAGTTACAGGTCTAAAGTTTTAGGAGCTACTAGACGAGGTAGGCCTCCTTATGTGACCACCATAACGGGTCGACGCAGATATTTGCCAGAGATATTTTCTAAGGACCCAGGTGTTAGAGCTGGCGCAGAACGTCAAGCTTTTAATACTAGAATACAAGGAAGTGCCGCAGATATTATTAAAATAGCTATGGTGCGGGCTCATACAATGCTACCAAAACAAGCTAAGATTACGCTTACCGTCCACGACGAACTGGTGGTAACAACCCCAGACAACTTAGTAGACGAAACAGTTTCTAAACTAAGAGAGGCCATGGAGGGGATTAATGTGTTAAAAGTTCCATTGATTGCAGATATTACTGTATCTAAAAGGTGGGGAGACGCTAAGTGAAGTTTCCATTTTTTAACAGGTTTTCTGAGGACAAGGAACCAGACTGGATAGTTACTAGAGATTCAGTTCCCTTGTCTACATTAGCTAGATGGTACATATACGACATGGGTATTGAAGAGCCAAATAAATTTGGCGGTAAAGTGTTTAATTTAAATCCCATTAGTAACGAGGGTAAAGAAAAAGAAGAAGAAGACAGTGCCAATAGAATGAGTTTTGTTGTGCCTATACTTCCTTTTTTAAGTGTTATGGCAGAATTAAACGCAAAAGCTATTGCTGCAGTTCAAAAGGCTGACATGATAAAACACGGTATGCCAGAGGACGAAGTAGACACTGGTCTTGTTGAAACAACACAGTTTTATCAAAACATAGGGTTTGCTGCATTAATATCAAGTTACGCTGCTGCTGCCGAGTTGGGTTTAATTGATATATCTGGTACATTTACAGACATAGACGAAATGGATAACAAATGAGCGATTGGTGGTCAAAAAAATTAGGAACGAATACAAATCCTCAAAGTACACCGTATATACCTCAAAATACTCCTCCTGTTGTACAACCCGCTCCACAGACACATACCCAATCTGGAAATCGTCTGCCAGAAAGCGCGATGACCAGTTCAAGATGTCCACACTGTGGGAGTGGAAACTACGGCAAGTCAAGTCCTGATACTAGAGCAAGATGTTATGACTGCGGGTATCCAATACAGCAGTCTGGAACTGGAACTCCAGGAGTTAGGTTGCCAAGCACAGGCGCCGCTGAACCTACTAAACAAATAGATACATCAAATAATTTTAATCCAACAACTATTATTGGTAAGATTGAATAATGAGTTTTAATAAAGTATTAGCGTTAATTAATAAAAAATACGGAGACGGAACAATTGTAGTTGCTTCCGATGTAATTCCTAGTACACGAGTTACTTCAGGTTCACTTGCTTTAGATGTAATTTTAGGTGGCGGTTGGCCTACAAATCAATGGCATGAAATTGTTGGTGAAGCCAGTAATGGAAAAACAGCATTAGCTCTTAAAACTATTGCTGCTAATCAAAAGAAAGACCCTAGTTTTACTGCTGTGTGGGTAGCAGCAGAGCAATGGGTTCCTGAATATGCAGAAATGTGCGGAGTAGACCTGTCTAGAGTTCACGTTTTAACAACTAACGTAATGGAAGTTGCTTTAACTGCTGTCTTAGATTTAGTAGAGACAAAGGAGATAGATTGTGTGGTCATTGATTCGTTGGCAGCTTTGGTTCCTGCTGCTGAGGACGAAAAAGAACTTGAAGAGTTTACTGTCGGCCGTGCTGCGTCGTTAATGGCTAAGTTTTTTAGAAAAATGGAAAAAGCTGGTAGTCGCAGTCTTATTAACGAAGAGCGCCCCTTTGTTGGGTTAATTATTAATCAATACCGTATGAAGATAGGTGTTACTTACGGAGACCCTCGCACCACTCCTGGAGGAGAGGCTAAGAACTACTTTTTCTTTACACGTGTAGAAGTTAAACGAGATGACTGGGTTGAAGTGGGAACCGGTCAAGAAAAACGTCGTATTGGTCAGACTATTAAGTTTCAAACAAAAAAGAACAAGTCTGCCCCACCGTCTCAATCAGCTTTTGTAGATTTCTATTTTGCTGATGGTGGCGCAGTTCCTAAAGGTAATTACGATTTTGCTAAAGAAATTGTGGCTATTGGTTATTTATACAAAATCATTAAAAGAGCTGGGGCGTACTACAGATACGCTGGTCGTCAATGGCAGGGTGCAGACGCTTTGTTATCCTCTTTAAGAGAAGAGATAGATTTAAAAGAAGAGTTAGAAAGAGAAGTTTTGGACATCGTTAAAAACAAAGGCACTTTAGGTTCTGACCCGACTGTTGAACCTGATGAAGAGTGAGGGTCAAAAACAGTCTCTAAAGCATGAAAAGAGATTAGCTAAAAAAGTTGGAGGTGGCAGAAACGCTGGTTCTGGAGCTTTTTGGCAACGTAAAGGGGACGTCAGGTCTAAGGACCTTTTAATAGAGCATAAGTGGACTGGTAAACAGTCTTTTACAATGAAAGCCGACGTTCTTGAAAAAATTGTTACCGAGGCCATATTAGATAGCAGAACGCCTGTATTAGGTTTCAGTTTAAACAAAGAGAACTACGTGGTTCTATTGGAGGACGACTTTCTGCAGATTCGAGATACTCTGCTAAACATGATAGACTTGGAGCGAGAACACACGGAAGAGGAGTAGCCCTATATAAGGAGCATACTTCTTGCCTGCAGAACCCCAAGACGATTGGCGTCATAGCGCCAAGTGCCGTGGTATGGATACCGAGCTTTGGTATCCCCCTCGTGATAAAGATTTATATAAAGAAATAGCAGACAAGTCAAAAGCAGTATGTTTTGGCAAAGATGGTAGACCACCATGCCCAGTACGAATTCAATGTTTACTTGAGGCAGATAGAGTTGATGAACCCCACGGTATATGGGGAGGACTTAGCCATCGTGAGCGTAACGCATTAAAAAGAAAAGTAGAAAAAAAAGGAATGACGCTCAAAGAATGGGTTATTGCAGATAGCACAAAGAAGTAGTCTGTGGTAAGTTCATCCTCTAGGAGGAGAGATGATTCTAAGAACAGAAAAAAGTGCCGCTTTGGATAAGTTTTTAAAAGCAGGTAAAACAAATAGCAGGGTGTTGGGAAAAGTAGAAAGACATATTCTTTCTACACCTCGTGATGAGAGTAGACGAAGTGATTTGTTACACCCTTCGGCTATGGTCAGCCCTAGTTGGTGTCACAGAGCTTCGTATTTTCATTTGCTTGGGCATGAACCTGCTCCAAGACCTATAACTTTAAATCAGCATATGATTTTTGCTGAAGGTCATCGTATCCACGAAGTTTGGCAAGACGTTTTTAGAGACATGGGTACTTTGTACGGCATGTGGGAAATGATGGAAACAGGCGCAACTTATTGGGGTTTTGCTTCTGACCACGATGACAAATACACAGTTAAATACAGAGAAGTTCCTTTAGATAATGAAGAACTAATGATTACAGGTCACGCAGATGGTTGGCTTGTTGGTTTTGGTGAGCCACTTCTATTAGAAGTAAAGTCTATTGGTATTGGAAGTATGAGGTATTACTCACCAGGACTTGTAAAAGCAGATTCTGATTTTGCTGCTGCTTGGAAAGCTATTGAAACACCATTTGAGTCTCACATTTCTCAAGTTCAATTGTATTTAAAATTGTTAGAACTATCTGACCATGAAGTAACTCCGCAAGAAGCAATAATCATTTATGAGTCAAAGGTTAACCAAGAAGTAAAAGAGTTTGTTATAAGAAAAGATTCTTGGGGAATTAATCATTTACTAGACGCTGCTAAAATGATTGTAGAAGCTGTAAAAACCAGGACCCCACCAGATTGTAACAACGGTGGTAGGATGTTGTGTCAAGGATGTAAGGGGTATAAAGATGAGCAAAAGTAGTTTGATTGCAGATTCCGTCAGCAGTAACGCTTTAACTACCCTTAAAGAACAAGGGTTTGTAGTTGACTTAGAAGTTGATTTAAGTAGGCCAACGTTACCTAGCAACATAACTGAATTAGGTGACGAAGA